TACTATCAGTCAAAAATTTGTTCCCCGTCACAACAATCCATCACAGGACTCTTACATGAGATACAACTGTAGTGACCTCGAATAAATTCAAAGCGTGTCCATCTTCCACACCAAGGACAATCTTTTGGGTTTGAATAATCCCACACCTTTATCTTATCCCCGTCTTTTTTAAAAGCATCAGGAGCTGTATCAATTATTGCGTTACGTCCTATCACTTCCATAGTACACCACCCGATAGAAGTATACCATATATTGATAAATTAAAAAATATTTTATTATTCTACTTATCTTCCCTGACCTCTGTACTTTTTGTACCCACGTCTTTTGTGTTTGTTTTTTGGACGTGTCAGGGGGCTACAGCCTATGCTAGTTCTCTTTCTAGGGGAAGGTGTGTAAACATATGCTTTCTTTTGTGCCATATCTTTTTTCTAAAAAAAACCCCCCGCCCCTTGGGTGTTTGAGAAAGGGATAAGGAGCGAAGGGCTAGTTGACCAACCACTGGTCTGACCTCGTGCTGTAATCTGACCAATGTGGCTAGGAGGGAGGAACCTAGCCCTGGGCGTAATCAAAACAAGAAATTATCACCAATGAAAACATCAGGGACTATTTCCCTGTCTTGGATAATACACCAACACACTGGAATTGCAATACATACAACTAAGATTTGTTACCATAGAATACTCCAGAGAGGACGGGTCTTCATCGGGTATATCGTGATCCCCTCCCCAAATAAGTTCTTTTCCACAATGCCAGCAATCCATTTTTCTATTCGTCTCGTGGTATATTTTTGTACCGTTAACCATTTATCTCCGCAAACATTCCTGCGTCATCTACTATCCTGTCGTTTATTATATTAACATAATCAGGATTTAATTCAATGAGGGTGGCGTTCCTCCCCAGTCTGTCTGCTACCATACCCGTAGTGCCTGCGCCCCCAAAAGGATCTATAACATTACCGCCCTTGGGACTCCCAGCCTTTATACAGGGTTCGATTAATTGTGTCGGGAATGTGGCGAAGTGAGCTTTTTTGTACGGCTTGGTGGTTACTGTCCACACAGATCTTTTGTTCTTGGTTTCATAGGATTTTTCTAATCCTGAATGTGGCTGTAACCCTGTGCCTTCGTTATGATACTTACCGTTAGATCTATCCCTTGTTCCCCAATCCTGAGCTTCTTCCTTAATCGCTTCTGCATCAAAATAATAATGAGGCTTCTTCGTTAATAAAAAAATATATTCATGGGATTTGGTACACCTGTCCTTAACGCTTTCGGGCATGGGGTTTGGTTTATTCCAGATAATATCCTGCCTGAGATACCACCCATCTGCCTGCAAAGCAAAGGCCACACGCCACGGAATACCTATAATATCTTTTTCTTTAAGGCCTTCCTGTTTGTTTCCCCTGCGTGAACACTCCTGAGGTAGATCCTGATCCGTACTGCTTACAGTTTGTTTTGTCAGGGACTGACCCCTGCCAGGTCTGTAGTTATAATAGCTGTCACCAAGGTTAAGCCACGCCGTCCCGTCATCCCGTAACACCCTGTGTAGCTCTCTGAATACCTCCACCAATGCACTTGTAAAATTTTCTGGGGTTTCCTCCAGTCCCATCTGGGAATCTACACGTACAGCCCCACACTGTGGACATTCACTCCTGTATATTGCATCGCCGACTACATCACCATGTTCATACATACCCATATGCCCTGTGGCTGTGTCCTTACTTATCTTTGTTAACCTTTTATGCGGGCAATTTGGGTCTCCCCCCTCCCATGATCCCGTATTATAGTCCCGTAATCCAAAATATGGGGGCGAAGTTACACATGTATGGAAGGAATTTGGGGGTAGGGTCTTTAATATTTCCCTGCAATCCCCTGTTAGTACGTCAATCACTTAATACTCCCTACACTTGCTGGGCCACCAGCTACAATGCAGGTGTTCTTTCCGTCTTTAAGCGTAAGAATTGCAGACCATGTACGGGTTTTCGGGTTCTGAAGGACTTCAATAACGTATCCGTCCTGCGATACACCCCACCATGAGGCCACTTCCCCGAAATGTTTCCGTGTACTGGAATTATATTTAATGCGATTGTAACAATCAAGTCGAAGACTTATGCTTTTTAGATTCTTTAGATTCTTCTTTTGATTAGGCTTATCCTTATGCATAGACTGTGCATTAGGTACATGTTTTTCTATAATGATATTTGCTTTATCAATATCATTTGCTAGTGCATTAGTGCATAAGCCAATGCATATGCTTAAGCTAATAGCATATATTTTTAATCCTGTCAAATTTAGCACAATATACCCCCTTAATAATGTTTATGGTTATTTATATATAGTATACTAGTATGAAAAATGCAACATCTTTTGAGCAGATCTGCCTGCTAGGGGTCGGGGGTACTCCTTAAGGTTCGATTACGGGGGGTGGGGGGTCGCCTAGCGCAGAATAAAACAGTTGGTGCAAAAGGGGTGGGGTACTTTTTTTTTCGGTCAGTCCGATTGCTCCAGATCATTCTCGATCAGGTCATCGCTTGGTTGATCGGGTTCCTCTGCGCCATCCTTCAACAGTCTGCGTAACCGTCCTTCCAACTCAATGCGAAGGTCATCGCTTGTGCGATTGTCAGCATGTGCCACTCGGTCTTCAAAGACGCTACCCTCGCCTTCCCCTAAACTAATCTTGCCTATCAATTCGATAGCCCTCACTCGACTACTTGCATTAGTGTCCTGTCCTTCCCCTTCAGCTTCCTTCTGAAGTCTATCCAGAACATAATCTAATCGTTTGTCTCGAAGGAGCAGTGAACGTTCCTGTTTCCTAGCCATCGCCTCTTTGTACCTAACCGCTATCTCACCGTTCGCACCATGATGGAAAAGTTCATATGCTCGACTATGAATTGTTGCTGGTGACATTTCTTTTGCATCGTATGCCGAACGATACGCATCGCTCAAAGTTATTCCCTCTTCCTCTATCATAGTCCTGAGAAATGCATCTTGTTTGTTAGTGAGTGTCTTGACCTTATCACTACCCTTACCTTTCTTATCGCCTACTATGCTTAGTTCAACCATCTTTAATCACGCTCCTTGTTAGTCGCTCTATAACGGGCAACCATTTGCCTGTTCATATATCACAGCCCCCAAGGTTTGAACCTGAGACCGCCTGTCTCAGACTACCCCAAGCAATTACCCCATGTAAATTTGTTTTAAGATTATCCAATAATATTCCCCAGTTTTACGGTTAGTAAGTGTGTAACCCTTCTCACTTAGTGAAACTTTATTTCACTCAGGGGGTTGACAAACACACAAATCTATAGGCACATCTTCGATGTGATCGGGTCAGGCAATAGCCAACCCCGAAACACACCCCCTATGGGGCAATGCCTTTAGTCAGGGCTACGGGATAGAAAACTGGCTACGGTCTAGGGGAAATAGACTTCCCTGCGGAGAACCGCCTTAATACGCAAACGTGGCGTGGCAGGCTTCAGGATCGTGATTGCATCTACTGGGTGATAAAATACCCCACCCATCGCTAGTGCCTCATATGTCCACGACAACTAGTCGTGCTGATGAGACTTAGTATAGTCGAAACATAACCACTCGGAGATTTAAAAAAATGAAGAAAGAAATATTAGATGATCTAACAGGGCAATACATAGGGGCGCAATGGAGAATTACACGCACTGGTCACAATGCCCTAGACGCATTGAAGGACGAACTATCTTTTAGTTTTGCCAGTGGGAAAATAATACCGCCCAGTCAGCACAGAGAGTTAGATAGAATATTCGGTTATCTCGAAGAATTATTAAACGACAACAAATAGGAGATCTTAAACATGACAAATCAAATTAGAAAAATTTACCGCCAAGCAATTTTTACCGCCTTCGCTTTTTTCGCCTCACTAGGTTTGCTTGGCTCACAGTTTGATCAGACCATTGGAGCCATCGGGCTTGTTGGCATCGTGTCATTGACGATCATGGTTGGCATCCTTCCAGTTTACAAAAAGTTTAAAGATAAACAGGGCTACATCACTTGGTCATAGCCCAGCCCCCTCGGGGGTGGTGTCCACGACTAACGGTCGTGCTGATGATGATGGCAGTAACCATCGAAACACCAACCACATGGAGATTGCAAAAATGCAAAACATAACTTTGAAAACTTTAACCAACGCACTCGACTTGGAGCTAGCAACGCAACAGGCTGACACTGAGAAGGGTAATCCGATCTTGGTACTTGGTGCTGTCGGTGTCGGTAAGTCCACCGTCCAAGTCGATTGGGCTAGAGCAAACGATTGCGAACCGATCGTGATTAATCTCACCGACTACCTACCAAGTGAAGTCGCTGGGTGGATCACTGAGAAGGATGGCAAGGCGATCCAACTCACCCCAGCATGGGCAACCCGATTGTTTGATGCTGTTGAGCAAAACAAAAAAGTCGTGATCATCTTTGAGGAATTTCCTCAGGCTGATGAGGATGTGCAAAAAGCAACGTCCCAGATCATCCACGATCAGAGGGTTGCTGGGAGATCCTTCGCTGGTGGCAACGTGTTCATCATTGCCAACGGTAACAGGCGTGAGGATAAGGCTGGGGCAAATCGAATACCCCAGCACATCATCGATCGGTTTAGCATCTACCACGTGGATGCTGACTTCGACACGTTCAAGGACTACGCAATCGCCAACGATGTTGCGCCTGAGGTTGTGGCCTTTCTGAATTGGCATCCTGAGTTGTTGCATGATGCAAGCGAGAAGGACGGCACGTCATTCCCTACCCCACGTTCATGGGTCAAGG